ATTTCTGTTGGGTTTTGGAATTAAACTATCAAGGATTCCAGCCATCGTAACCTCTCTTCAATAAAAATTTCTTTAAGTTCTCAACTAAGTCCATCTCTGCCAACAGCAGAAACTTTGCGTCATCTTCCTCACGCTTCTTCCATTGTATAAACGCATAATACGCAACTAAGATACGTCTCTCAATTTCTGGCTCTTGCGCTAGTCGTTTCTTTAAATCTCGCTTTTCGACAATGCTTTTAACGTCTGCTACTTCATCAGGGAACAGGTCAGCCGACTTGATAACTTTAATTGCCCTTTTTAAAGTTGCCTTTTTAAGCTCGTCTTTTCCTTGCTTGTTTTTGTCTGGGCCGTATCGTTCAGCCCAATCTTTATTCCAACCGCCAGCACCGACAACTGTTGACGTTTCCATACCCCAACGAGAAACGCCCCACTTCGATGCGCCCCACATTAGTTAGCTTCTTCGATAACCGTTTCCATACCCACAGGCTGACCATTCTCATCACGCACAATTCGCTTCGGTGCGGTTAAGGCTTGGGCAAGTAAAGCCATTTGAGTATCTTGCGCTTGCTTTGCTGTTTCGACAGCTTCTGATGCTATACGCCTGTCCTCTTCAACGTCATCTGCGTTGCGTAGCCCTTTGCTTGCCAGATCATCTAAACGGTTCTTGCGGTCAGTTGTCATTTTAATTTCTTCTAGGTCAAAATCACTTTGTGCCTGTGCCGCCTTTAAGTTTAACTCCATCTCTTTGAGATCAAGCTCACGGTCTTTTTGTTCAGCAATCTTTGCGTCAACTTCTCGCTCATGGATCGCCTTGGCTTTTTCTAGTTCCATTTTCTGAACGTCAGTTAGGCTTTGATTTTTTAACGCCTCGTTCTCAGCTTGGAGCTTCTGCATCTCTTGGGCAATGACTTGCTGTTGCTCTTGCATTTGAACTTTGGCTTGCTCAATTTGCTGTTGCATTGCCATAACTTCTGGATTCTGACCTTCTTGGTCTGCTTCCTCTTCCTGCCTCATCTCAGGCGGTAACAAATGCTTTAGGCGTTTTGCTAATTTATCACTGCCTACAAAGTCCATATGCTCTAATAAACTGTCTCCAAGAAAAGCCGCCGCATTTGGAACTTGCTTCATAATCTCAATGAGTGTCTCACGGGTTTCTTCACGTTGCGTTGCAAAACTTGGCCCACTGGATACAGTAACGTCATAACGACCAACAGATAAATTATATAATGCTTTCTCTCCGTTGAGACCCTTCTGGTAAGCTCCACCAGCCTGCTGTGTAAGGTTTATAACTTCTTCAGCACGATCCTCACCCAATATGCGAATGGTTTCTTGTGGGCTGTATACGCTTGGGATAATTTCTAGGAGGCAGTTACCAGCATACTGAATAGCACGATTGAGGTTATCAAGAAAATGAAAGTTTGATACGTCACCTTGTCTCTCCCTCGCTAGAATCGCCCTGCCTGATGTCTCGTTTGATCTCGCACCTAATGAGCTATCAAAAATGCCCGTGATTGCCTTCATATCATCGTTGGAGTTCATTGCTTCTTGCAATGCACCTGCTGGAACCCCAGCAAATGATTGACGCTGTGGGACACCGCCTGCGGCTGGGTCATATTCTAAATGACTGTGAGAACGGGTATTTGCACTTGCCCACTTTGCCTCTTGCCCCTTTGGGATAAAACCCTTCGGCCCGACCCAAGGTGACTTCGGTGCTAATGCTACTAGTTCAGTAGATGCGCTACGCCAGAAGTTAAACATCATCTGGCTATCTTTTGCATCTCTGATCATTGACTTGAACGTGCGCTTACCATCAACAAATATTTCGTCACCCCAGACAGGGCAAATTGGTATCATTGATCCCGGCCAGTTATCTTCCTCTAAAACCTCAACGCCATTTATGATGCGCCTCGTGACATCGTGGTACATCGTCTCACGCTCTTGCCTAACCTCAATACCAGATGCAGAAATAAATGCGTTAGCTAACTCCTCATCGCTACCACCTTGGACGGTCATATCAATGCCACCATCCTCAAAGAACTTCTTTGCCATGATTGGAAGCTGATCTTCACGAACGGCCTGCGTCTCCATTTGCCCAGTTTGAGGGTTCATAACAGCAATCTGCAAGAGCTTGCGTTTCTTTTCTTCTTTTAGCCAATACTCCGCAATTCTAATATGGTCATCGTTGATCCACTGCTCTGCGCTGTCATCTCTCGTATCGCCATCAAAGGCAATCATCGAGCCTTTAGGATAAATCTTTTTGTATTCCTTTTTATTCATAAACTCAGAGACAAATGCGTATTCCCAATCGGACGCATCAAAAGCGGTTGAGCTTGTGTCCCAGTGAACCATCAACGGATTTGGTATGCGGTCAATTTTTGCCTGCAAAGAAAAACTATCTTCATTTGCCCAATCAATGCTCAATCTGAAAAAGCCAAAGCCACCTGTAACCGCATGATCTATCGCAGTGTCATAAGCTACATCTGCATTACTTACTCGCTCAATTGATCTTAACAAGCCACCAATAACTTGTGCCGTTTCCTCATCTGCCCCATTGTCTACAGGTGAAACTTTCATCGATGGTTTATTTTGTCTGCTCTCGTTTACCACTGCCCGTATCAAAGCTGGGAGTTTGTTTATAACGAGAACTGGTCTTCCTTCTTGCCGTCTTTGCTTTTTAACAGCGTCAGGCCATTGATCATTTAATCTTGAGAACTTCCAATCGGCATAATAGTCTTCACGATTGGCCTCAGAGCCTTCTTGCGATACAGCAAAACGATCTTGAGCGTCTTTGATTACTTCGTCTGTTACATCTACCATTAGCTTCCTAACCATCCACCTTCTTCAGCGTAGTTATAAAATTCTTCTGTTGGTTTCCCACGCTCAATCGTCATGCCGGGAAACAATTCTGTAAACGCCCAGATCATCGCTTCAGCCCTGTCGGGAGACTTTGATCCCTCATACCCACTGCTCGTAAACAAACAAAGCTGGTCTTCTAACTCTGGGAAACTTCCCACATGGCTAATCCTATTTACAGGATACAGCGCACTGATCGGCTCTGCGCGAACGTGCTTGCCTCTTGTTGCGTGAACTTCAGCAACTGGCAGTCCTCGCCTTATCGTTTGAAGGGTATGACGGCACATATCACCGCCTTGGTTTTTCTCAATAACGACTTGATCCGCTTGCCACTTGTCAAACATTGCAACGGCTCTTGTCGCCCATTGATGTGGTGATCCATGACAGCTACCATCTTCCAATAAGTAACCATGACCATTCCCGTCAACACCGCATACCACGATTCCATGTTCGTCTGAATTTTCTGTATCACTTACCGCTGGGTCAACTGCCACAACGATACGCTCTAAATCATCAGGGTAACTCTCTCGCCTATTGTCATGAATAACTTGCCTGTTCCAAATTGCCCCGATTGCTTGTGGTTCAAACTCACCTTCCCAAATATGGGAATATCGGTCAGGGTTATTTTTCTTATCAAATAAACGCTCTTCCTCTAATTCATTTGGGAAGAACTGATTGTCATGGTAATTTGCTTTAATAACGATAGAGGACTCTGGTATCTCTTGGCCCCTAAGTAATCTATCTACACTGTCGCTTGCGTTTCTTGGGTTCCAAGAGAACCACAACTCCGAACCGGGAGCGCGAATTGTTGGCCTTAATAATTCTAACGACCTCTCCGATAATGTCTGGGCTTCCTCGCACCAAGCTACGTTATAACCTTCCAGAGATTTTATGCTTTCCGCTGTATGATCTTGCATACCAACAAAACCAATTAATCCGTTGCCGGGCGTTTTTATTTGCGTTGCTTGAACATCAAATCGACTGCCCAAACCAAGCCGTTCAATCGTATCAGCTATGAGTCTCAAGGCACTTTCTTTAAGCGACTTCTGAACTTCTCGAACACACACTGCACGAAAGCCTTTTTCTTTTGCCGCCCTTATAACCAACATGGTTGCAAAGTTATGAGACTTGCCAGAACCTCGACCACCCCAAGAACCTTTGTATCTACCCTTCTTTTCCCATAATGGTTTAAAAACATCAGGAACAATAAACTCAGTCATTCAAATTTAATCTGTATGTCTATTGCGTGATCCACCTCACCAGAAAGCTCCACGCTAGATAAATCTGGAAGCGTTTTCTTTAACAATCCAAGGGCCACAGTAATTTGATCTCTGCTCATTTGAACTGGCTTGCCCGACTGTGGGTCAGGATCATTATTTGCAAACATATTCAATCTATTAACCAACTGACTAGTCTTTATTTTATCTCTAGTATGTGCGTCATGTTTTGGGTTTAATCTTCGTGCCATCAGCTTCTCCCTACAAAGACTGTTTCTGCAAACAAGTCATTGTCAAAGAGACCCCAAACGCAATTATCTTTTCCTGTCGTATTGCCAAACCACTTCACTCGACCAATACTGATAATTTTTTTACAGCTTACCATGAAAGGTATTGCTTGCTTGGTGTGCATCCAATCGGCATCGAATAAAAGCCACGTTGGTTTTCTCACCCGAAAGAAATCAATTAAAGGATGTAATATATTTCGATCCCAAGGAGGGTTTGTTATTACATATTCTGATTTTATATTTCTGACTTCAGTAAAATCTTTTTTTATTATTCCCTCATGTTGCGGTTCGATGTCACTTGCCCACAAACAATTCCCACCATAATATTCAAGGTGGTTGCACAACGCTCCATTACCAGCGCAAGGTTCCGCAAAAGTAAAATCTTGTGATAAATGTTTTATAAGCGGTTCAACTGCCTCTATCGGTGTTGAATAAAAATCTCTTTCTTTTCTTTTGAAATTTGATCGTTTGCCCATGTGAGAAGCCTTTCATTAAGGATGTTCTCTAGTGTACTGTGTTAAAAAGTTCGTCTTGCATTTCGGCATAGCTTACAAGCATGACACCTAATTTTGCTAAGACCTCGCTGATCTCTTCGATGTTATAATTCTCATCGATAAGTTGTGAGAAAATATCTGACGCTACTTCGTCACCGTTCTCTAAAACTTCTTCGATTTTTATAATTTCGTCCATGCTCACCTCAATCAATAGCCTCTCGCCTAAATCTCTAGTTTTAAATATTTCTGTTACCGATAGATTTTGCGTAGGCTAAAAGTAAAAAACCCCACATTACTGCGAGGCTTTAATTCCAAATTCTAGGCATAGGTGTTGCGATGCGTTAATTATCGTTCTTTTGAATTTTATTCGCAATACTTAAATGAACTTTTTTTATCTTTTTTCTTGACCATTACCTGTTAATGATTATAATCAAAGGCAAGACAACGAAACAACTTGGAGATAAAAAAATGAAAGATTATTTTGTAGAAGTTATCAATTTAAGAATTTGCCAGCATGAGCAAGCAGGAGATTGTTACGAGGCTATTACTGAAGATGGGCCAGTAATTTGTAATCCTGATCGCGGTTTTTGCATAATAGCTGAAGAAAAAAATGGCGCACGTTGGATACACCGTCATCTTTTTGAAGATAATGATATTGGTTCAGCAAAAGCCGATCATTTGGTTAAACGAATTGAAGACGCAAAAGGTAAAATAAATGCCATACATTGGGGTAGTTATTATCCTGCATATGGCTCTTCAGCTTGGGCAGAAGAAGAAGAAAAAGAGTGGGAGCTAGATCAAACAGACCCAGATAGACATCAGAATATATATCAATCTCATTATTAACATACTCCACATATCCCACCAGCCACCGGCTATTAAATTAGCGGTGGTTTTCTGGGTAGAAACAACAACCAACTAGGAGATAAAAAATGATTACCAGATACAAAGTTGAAGAAAAAACCACAGTACCAAGCAACCCAAACGATGAAGCGACAGTTTATTTTTCAAATCTTTTTAATACCGTAGGGGAAGCAGAAGCATATATTGAAAAGCGAAAAACCCCTCATCCAGAGATTGTTCGTGAGTATCAAATAATTGATGTTATTTGTAATTACGCAAATAACAGCGGTTATAGCGATATGCACCCATATGAAATTGTTTCAGTTATTTCTGATAAAACAATAGAAATAAGAGAAATGGACTCTGAAGAATTACCTTGGAAACGTGATTTTCACGAAGGTGGTTTTTTTGGACATACAGCTAATCAAGACAAACAAAAATGGTATATTAAATCCAACGAAAAAAACCAAACTTTCAAAGCTCGTTTACGAAAAGACGGTTACTTCCACTCAAATATGGGCAAGCACTATATTGAAGCAGAGCCTCGCAGATTTCACGACTATAATTTTTAATTACATATAGGGGTGAGATTAATTTCTCACCCTTTTTTATAACAAAGATAATATTGCAATAATAATATCGATCATTTTATTTTCCTAATAAAGTTGAAGTGATTTCTTAAACATCTCAAAGTCAATTTTCTCGCCATCCATAATGCACCGCATGATGCTACAAAAATTTTTATACCCAAATCTTCTGACAACCTTGTTCGACCATTCCCGATATAATTTGCCCTCTTTTGGCTCTGGATTATTTGTAGAGCCAGCCCGACCCGTTGAGCTATAATCTTTAACTTTGTAATCTATATTACCAGAAGTGACTTTTTTCCCTACTCTTATTTTAATAACAATCTCTTCTAACACAGCATTTAATTTTCCAGCCGCTGCCCAAATTAAAATCGGGTCTGGATGTTTACGAGCATGATCTAAAGTCTCTGGCGTAGTAAAGCCATGATTTTTCTCCGACTGCTCCGACTTGTCTTCATCCACTATATTTACTCTTTTTCCCAAATTTTTAATTGATGTTTACTCACAGTGTTTTTATGCTCGTCTTTCTCAAACGGACATCCTTCAATGTTGCACGGCATAGTGTGATCTTCGGGCATTGGGGTTTGATGCCTGCCAATTAATGAAATCTGGCAATGATCGCAAATGCCCACGACTTTTAAATTTCTCGCTTTCCGTCTCAGCACATCTAAATTGCCTTCATCAACAGCTTTTAAAACTTGCTTAACGTAATAAATAATTGCTCTGGGATTATTAATTCCAGACATTCGTTG